TTAGTCCTCATCATTATAAGCTGGCCCTGCATAATTATCGAAGCGCGACCACTGCCCATTAAACGTCAACCGCACCGTACCAATCGGCCCATTACGCTGTTTACCGAGAATGATTTCCGCAACCCCTTTGAGCTCACTATTATCGTGATAAACCTCATCACGATAGATAAACATGATTAAGTCCGCATCCTGCTCGATAGACCCTGATTCACGTAAATCCGAGTTAACAGGGCGCTTATCGGCACGTTGCTCAAGACTACGGTTTAACTGCGACAGAGCCACCACAGGTACATTTAATTCTTTCGCTAGCGCCTTAAGTGAACGTGAAATTTCGGCAATTTCTAACGTACGGTTGTCAGAAAGAGCAGGAACTCGCATCAATTGGAGGTAGTCAATCATGATCAAACTTAAACCACCATGTTCACGATAAATACGCCTCGCACGTGAACGAACCTCTGTGGGAGTCAGGCCCGAAGAGTCATCGATGTACATATTGCGCTTTTCCATCAAAATACCCATCGTGCTTGAAATTCGCGCCCAATCCTCATCATCAAGTTGCCCAGTACGAATACGGGTTTGGTCAACACGGGATAATGATGCCAACATACGCATCATGATTTGGTTTCCTGGCATCTCTAAACTGAAGATTAAAACAGGTTTTTCTTCCGTCATCGCCGCGTTTTCGCACAAGTTCATTGCAAAAGTGGTTTTCCCCATCGATGGACGCGCGGCCACAATAATTAAATCAGAACCTTGTAAACCTGCGGTTTTTTTATCGAGGTCTTGGTAACCTGTTGAAACCCCAGTAACACCGTCGTGCGGTTGTTGGTAAAGTTGCTCAATTTTTTCAACAGTTTCAGACAAAATGGCTTCAATACCTTTTGGCCCTTCGTCTTTATTCGCTCTTGACTCGGCGATTTGGAATACTTTGGTTTCGGCTAAATCGAGGAGATCTTCACTGCTTCGCCCTTGTGGATCATAACCTGCATCTGCAATTTCATTAGCGACTGAAATCATATCGCGAACAATCGCACGTTCGCGGACGATGTCTGCATAAGCATTAATATTCGCCGCACTTGGCGTATTTTTAGATAGCTCAGCCAAATAAGCAAAACCACCGACGCTATCCAACTCACCCTGCTGTTCTAGTGATTCTGATAAAGTGATAAGGTCAATAGGTTTGCCTTGCTCAAGCAAAAATTGCATCTGTGAGAAAATGGTACGGTGGGGGCGGCTAAAGAAATCAGCGTGAGTCACACGTTCAGAAACGGTATCCCAACGCTCGTTATCTAACATTAATCCCCCTAAAACAGACTGCTCCGCTTCGAGAGAATGTGGTGGAAGTTTTAACCCTTCCATTTGGTGGTCTCGTGGGGCATCCGTTTTGAAATTTGATGAGGGTTTTTTAGCCATACATTAATATCCAAGTCTATAATTAACGATCTGCGCTTAGTATACGCCAATCTTATTTTTTTGTGGTTTTCTTTGCGTCTTTGCGCAAAGTAATCACAAGATAAAATACATCACTGAAAGCACAAACCTATAATTCTTCTGATTGAAACATGGCGTTATGATAAAACGATTGTTATTGTAATTAAAATGAATAGTCCTTATTGGAGATTGTCATGGCAAAACGTATTGAATTCGCGCAACATGGCGGCGCTGATGTACTTAACTTAGTAGATTATTCCCCAGCAAACCCAGCAGATAATGAAATTCAAATAGAAAACCGTGCTATCGGGATTAACTTTATCGACACCTATGTTCGCAGCGGTTTATACCCTGTTGCTAAGCTACCAAGTGGCCTTGGTACAGAGGCGGCAGGTGTTGTTGTGAAAACTGGTGCCCATGTCACAGGTTTCAAGCCCGGTGACCGTGTCGTTTATGCGCAAGGCCCTCTAGGTGCTTATAGCGAAGTCCATAATGTCCCTGAAAGTGCCGTGGCACACCTTCCTGATGGTATTACCTTTGAACAAGCCGCAGCCAGCTCATTAAAAGGCATGACGGTTTATTATTTATTCCATCAGACATATCAACTGAAACGTGACGAAGTCTTTCTGTTCCACGCCGCTGCAGGTGGCGTTGGGTTGATAGCTTGCCAATGGGCAAACGCGCTAGGCGCTAAGATGATAGGCACGGTGGGTTCTGCAGATAAAGCGTTAAGAGCAAAAGATGCCGGAGCATGGGACGTCATCAATTACCAAACAGAAGACATTGCAGCTCGCGTGAAAGAAATCACTAATGGCGAGAAAGTGAATGTGGCGTATGACTCTGTCGGTCAATCTACATGGATTGCTTCTTTAGACTCACTCAAGCGTCGCGGCTTAATGGTGAGTTTTGGTAACGCTTCTGGTCCTGTTACCGGTGTAAACTTAGGAATTTTAAACCAAAAAGGCGGATTATACGTCACTCGCCCATCACTTGGTGTCTATGTGACTAACCGTGCTGAGCTAGACCAAGCTAGTAATGCCTTATTTGATATGATTTTAAGCGGAAAAGTGAATGTAGATGTGCCGCAATCACAAATTTTTGCTTTAAAAGATGCACAAAAAGCTCACCTCACTATCGAATCAAGAAAAACCCAAGGTTCGAGTTTATTGGTTCCATAATAAGCGACTCAATATGCAAAAAGCGCCAAATGGCGCTTTTTTCCCCACATGATAGCTATTCGCCACGCGTCACAAACTCGAGAGCTTGCTCAACAACGACTAAGTCAGCCCCTTTTTTATGCGCATTTTCACTTAAATGACGACGCCACTGACGTGCGCCGGGGATACCTTGGAAAATCCCTAACATATGGCGGGTCATATGGCCTAAATAAGCGCCTTTCGATAACTCTTTTTCGATGTAAGGGTACATCGCTCTAACAGCGTCAACACCATTAGTGACAGGAAAGTGCTCACCAAACAATTGGTTATCAACCGCCGTTAAAATAGACGGGTTTTGATAGGCTTCGCGCCCCACCATGACGCCATCTAGGTGTTGAAGATGCTCTTTTGCTTCTTCCAGCGTTTTGACTCCACCATTAATCGCCATGGTCAAATGAGGAAAATCACGTTTTAATTGATAAACTCGCGGGTAATCAAGTGGTGGGATTTCGCGATTTTCTTTTGGGCTAAGGCCGGACAACCATGCTTTACGTGCATGGATAATAAACATTTCACAACCGCCTTTATCAGAAACGGTTTCAATAAAATCACATAAAAACGCGTAGCTGTCTTGCTCATCAATACCAATACGAGTTTTTACGGTTACAGGAATAGAAACCACGTCTTGCATGGCTTTCACACAATCAGCAACAAGCTGTGCATCTCCCATTAAACAAGCACCAAAACGCCCATTTTGTACGCGATCTGATGGGCAACCTACATTTAGGTTAATTTCATCATAACCACGCTCTTGTGCCAATTTGGCACATTGGGCTAATGCAGCAGGATCGCTACCACCAAGCTGTAATGCAACAGGATGCTCTTCCTCACTAAAGGCAAGATAGTCCCCTTTTCCGTAAATAACCGCCCCTGTTGTGACCATTTCGGTATACAGCAAGGTGTTTTTGCTTAATAAGCGATGAAAATAACGGCAATGCCGATCTGTCCAATCGAGCATAGGCGCAACGGAAAATCTATTAATGTTCTTATAGCCTATCACACCTTGAAAGCCCTTGTTTTTACTGTTTTTTATATTTGTCGTGTTTCCGTGCATTTTGACCTATTTTAGTGTATTTTTGCTTTATCAGGACACCAGTGAGGACACCTTGAATTTGGTGTCCTCAGTGTCTAAATCTGTCATGGAAAATATTAAGATGGCTTATTATAGCATAGACAAAAGAATGAGAGCAGATGGTACTGTGCGATATCGCTGCTCGGTTAGTATCAAAAAAGACGGCAAAAGAATTTATAACGAAAGCAAGACATTCACAAAGCAAGCCCATGCTAAAACATGGGGCTCAAAACGTGTTATTGAATTGGAACAGTCAGGGATCCCCAACCCTAACGATGTTAATAAAATAACTGTTGGTGAACTAATTTATAAATACATCAATGATCCTAATCTAGGCGGTAAAGCAGGCCGCACAAAAACCTATGTTTTAAATATGCTGCTTGATTCAGACATATCAAAACTACTTCTAAACGAATTATCTATTAATCATATTATCGAACATTGCCGCTATAGAAATGCTGCTGGCGCTAGCCCATCCACTGTAAATCATGATGTCAGTTATTTGGGGTCAGTACTGCAATCAGCGAAACCTGTGTATGGAATTGAGTATACTAAAAATCTAACTCTTGAAGCTAGGCCACTACTTAATCAAATGGGGTTAATTGGTAAATCCAATAGAAGAAGTCGCAGACCTGTTAATGACGAACTAAAAAGGCTGGAAGAGGCATTAAAAAAACGAAGTGAACATAGAGGCGCTCATATCCCATATATAGACATTCTAGAGTTCTCTATTCTTTCATGCATGCGTATTGGTGAAGTCTGTAAAATAAGATGGGAAGATGTTGACTACAATACGCGCTCCGTTATTGTTAGAGATAGAAAGGATCCCCGTAAAAAAGCTGGAAACCATATGTTTGTTCCATTACTTGGTAATGCATGGGAAATTTTACTTCGACAAGAAAAGAAAGATGATCGAATTTTTCCATATAACTCAAGATCTGTTTCGGCAGGCTTTCAGCGTGTTAGAAATAAATTAGGAATTGAGGATCTAAGATATCACGACTTAAGGCGAGAGGGGGCTAGTAGGTTGTTTGAGGCTGGTTTCAATATTGCTGAGGTTGCTCAAGTGACAGGGCATAGATCTTTAAACGTACTATGGCAAGTTTATACTGAACTTTTCCCTAATACGTTGCATGGAAAGTATGAAGAACTTATCAAAAAATAATTTTTATCCCCATAAATATTGCAACTCTCTTCATTACTGTATATAAATACTGTATAAAAATACAGTAAAAAGGAGTTGCAATTATGCCTCGTATTGAGATTCTCTTTGATAAAGAAGTTAGCAATAAACCTTCCGAAAAAGTACGCAATGCCCTACGTGAGCAGGTAATACAAAAGGTGGGTAATAAATACGGCCCTCTAAATGTCAGAGTAGCGTTAAGCTCGTCAACATCATTAGTGGTCACAGGCGCTAAAAACGAAGACGCAGCAAAAGAAATTAATCAAATTATCGAAGACATTTGGCTTGATGACTCATGGGTGCCAGCATGAAAAAAATATAAATTTTTTATTCTGAGCTAATAAAGAGATATTAAATATAATGAGAAGTCATCTATAAAGAGGTGACTTTATCTATTTTTTTTTAAATTTATTTTTGGTATCATGTAGTTATGTCTATATTAACTATTAAAAAACCATCAGTAAAATGAAAACAAAAGAATTTAGAAAGGATATCAATGGATTGAGAGCAATCGCAGTACTTGCTGTAATTATCTTTCATTACAATAATAACTGGTTAACAGGTGGTTTTTCAGGCGTTGATGTATTTTTTGTCATATCGGGTTTTTTAATGACAAAAATAATTTATTCAAAGCTAGATAAAAATAATTTTTCACTGCTTACTTTTATAAAACATAGATTTGCTAGAATAGTTCCTGCTCTGACGGCTGTAGTTTTTGTTTTTTTATTACTTGGATATGTGTTTTTTGAGCCGTTATCCTACCAACTAATGGGTAAGCATGCGTTAAGCTCCTTGTTATTTTATTCTAACTTAGCTTATCAAAATGAAGCCGGTTATTTCGACATTGAATCAATCAACAAAATATTTTTACACTCTTGGAGCTTATCTATTGAGTGGCAATTTTATATGCTATACCCTCTAATGTTGATAGTTTTATTTAAACTAACTAAAAAAGAAAATATAAGAAGAATAATTTTATTTTTTTCAATAATATTATTTATTGTTAATATAATAAATTCTATTTACATCAGCGATAAGACTTACTTTATGTTATCTTCTAGAGCTTGGGAGATGCTCGTAGGAGGTATCGCATATCTATATCCAATGAGATTTAACTCTAAGTGCAAATATATAGAGCTACTAGGGGTCTTACTTATTATTCTTGGGTATTTATTTTTATCGCCTACCCTTTTATGGCCTTCATTTTATGCCTTAATTCCTGTTATTGGGGCATTTTTAGTTATATCTCAGCCTAAAGAAAAATCCATCTTAAGTAATTTTTCATTTCAATGGATAGGTGTTTTATCGTATTCGCTATATTTAGTGCATTGGCCTATCCTTGTTTTTTTAAATCAATCAAATATAAAGATAAACTTCATTTTTTATTTATTAATAGTTTTATTTTCTTCGCTACTACTGCATTTCAGTGTGGAAAGAAAACGAATTTCATCCTTAAAAATGCTAATTGTGTTTTTTATCGTGGTCGGGTTGTCATTTTATGTAAGCAAAGATGGAATAAGTAAAAGGCTAAGCAATAAAGAATTCGGATTATCTTTACCTAATTTTAGAGGGAAATATGAAGGTCATATAGGTATTGGTGATAAAGAAGAACCATATTATTTTAATTCAAATGAAAATAATTTTGATTACATATTGATTGGGGATAGTCATGCCAAACATCTATATTACTATATACAAAATTCTGACAAGAAAGTTGTGTCATTCGCACTAGATGGCTGCAAAAGTACAAAAGATTTTTATTCAAATTACAACAAAAAAATTTGTGAACCTAGATATAGTAAAATAATAGAATTTATAAATAAACATCCTAATAAAAAGATACTATGGTCCACTGCATGGATTGATCGTGGTAATGGATTGAAGCAGCGAGGAACCTTAAGTACATTTGATCTAAAAGAGCAAATTGTATCATTCATAAGTGATGTCAAAGGATCTGAACTATTTATAATAGGTAGCACTCCTAACACTGGCTATATAACGTATCAATGTTTAGCTAAAAAAGAATTACCTATCAATAAGATAATTCATAGTATATCTTGCCCCACTACAGTTAAAAATACTATCTCTGATATCGATAGGGATATCATAAAGTTACCTCAAATGTATGATAATGTTCATTACATTAATGCAGCCATGAGTATTTGTAATTCCACAGACTGCACCATTATTGATGGTAACACGCCTTTATTTACAGATACTAATCACTTAACGAAGCATGGCTCATCAATCGTTGGAAAATATATTTTTGATGAAATCGCCAAATTTAATTAATGTTAATGAAGGTGGCTTTTGCCACCTTTCTTTTAATGCATCCAATTTATGGTTTTTGTGGCCATTCGATATTTGGTACTGTTGATGTATCAACGCGATTGAGTAGAACACGGTATTTTTTCCACTCTTGCAGTGCGTCAGCTTCCGCTTCTGTAGCTAAGTCAACGTCAACCGCTTCCTGCAAATATGTGATCGTACTATTCGCTTCATTCAATCGCTGGGATTTTTCGTTGTCAGCTTCGGCAACTAAGGCGGCTTTTTGGGCTTCGGTATCTGTTATCCATTTTTTACCGTTCCACATATCGAACTCAGTTTTTGGCTCTAAAAGAGTCAGTGTATCGGGCAAATCTCCAATGAAATCTATCTCAATAGGCTGGCGTGTTTCTGTACTATATGCTGTTTTGCCACGATGGTCTGTAACATGTAACCATGATAGCTCATCTGCGCTTCGAACTATGGCAATGTCGTCTTTTTCGGGTAATTGTGGCACATCTAAATAAGCGCCAGCCGGTAAACCTCCACCGATGGTAATATGCTCCATTGTCGCGCCGATGTACTCGCGTGTTGCCTCATTGATGCAATAGGTTTTTACCCATCCCGTTTTTGATACAAAACCATCCTGGCCGATTTCACCTTGTGTAATTTCTAAATTATATTTGTTCATTATGCTGCTCTCACGATATATAAAAATGCAATATTGCGCGGACGGTTTTCATTTGCTGTAGGCGTCACGCCTGATGAATCAAAACCTAATATTCTACTTGTATGGTTTCCTGTTCCATGTCCAGAGTTTATATTTTCAAATGCACCTGCGTTTTTAAACACTCCTGTTTCTTGTGATATAGATTCGGTTCCTTGAAGTCTTACCGAGCCTGACAACGAGCGCATTGCATCCCCCTGACTGGATAAAACAGCGCGACCACTATCAACATTTCTGCCAGCATCAAGCCCGCGAATAAACTCTCCCCGCAAATCTGGTAATACACCAGATGGGTAGGCCATTGCTAAAAGAGGGTAGGTTATTTTATTGAATGTTTGGCCGTTACAGATTAAATAACCTGTCGGTGCAGTAGTTTGAGGCCATGGCAATGGAACACCGACTCTACAATCGCTAAGATGATCAGCCGCCCCTGAAACTTTCACGTTACCGTTTCGGTCTGTTGTTGTGTTTTTATCATGATAAAAACGCGCCCAGTCACTCTCTTTTCCAGCAGAAAATAAACGAAGAAAAAGTGTTCCTGATGAGCTGCCACGGTCTGAAAAACCCAATTGGCAACGATATGTTGGATAAGAAGACGGGGCTTGTATAAATGACCAATTACCGCCAATGTTTTGAGGAGAACCACCAAGATGTTCATGAACATAGTAAAACCCAACAGGTGTTGAGTAATTATTGACTAACCCTTCACCTGAAACACCGTTGTTGCCAAGCCCGTAATCCCCAATTAGCATTGCCGTTCCTGATTTCTTGGGAATTTCAGTAACAGCAATATTTTTACCGTCTTTATCACGATAAATAATGTTCAATGATCCTTTGTTAGCGTCAGGCATTGTTTCAATATCAACACATTCACCAGCACTGCCGGCTTTTTTTCGTAGCGATAAATTCGCATAATCACTAACGCTTTTTATTATTAATGATTCAGATGCTTCAGGTCTTGTTATCGGCAACCTATCGTTAAGTCCCGTGGTTAATTCATTTTTTGTTGAATACTTATCGTCAGATTCAATTTTTGAATAGCTGTAACCAGTCGGAAGATATCCCGCACCAGCAACTATTTTTGTTATTGCTTCAGCAAGCTGATCTTCTTTCGTTGCAGACTGAGGTACACCCGCTTTGGCTAGAACATTTAAAATTTCGCGCTGAACTGAGTTAAACCATGCCCCCATTAATTGAGTGGGTGGTGTTCCTGCTGCGACGTTACCATCAGTAAATTCACCGTTTTTATCGGCAGTGTTGGTGATATCACCAATTTTTTTCATGACTAATCCTCACTCAGTGAAGGTGATAAAAATAAATAGAAAGAAGTTATTGGAGGTAGCTAACTTGAAGAATCGTGTGTGGTGGAGATAACTTATTAAACATACACTCTAAATATCGATTGCCCCACGAACGTAATGGATCACCGCAATAGCTCACTCCCGATAATGCATAGCTGATTACTGTATCCCCTGCATTCACGCGCCAAACAAAAGGCCAATCCTCGCCATTGAGTGGGTCACCACAGGCTGATATGCCACATCGTGCGGGTCTAAATTCAGTAATGGTAATGGTGTAACCGAGCTCAGCGGCATAGTTGATAAAATAGGCTTTTGATTGTCCACCTGAACTCACTAATTTAGAAACTACAGCACCTTGTCGTTTAGGTAAGCTATCCATTTCTCCGATAGCACAATCATCAGGTAAACCTAATGTTTTTTCCCACTCTGGCAACATCACTGTCGCTGTTTTCGGAAATGCACCACTGAGAAGTTGAATCGCATCGAGATCAGAACTTTGATAACTACGTGCAAGGCCTCTAAGCACAGCATGCATCACTGAATTAGGCTTCCAATTCCACGCTAATCCCTGCGGAGCAAGGCTAATTAACGCTTTGGTGTAGTCTTCAACCGTATAAGGGGTCATTGATAAGCAACCTCCCCACGAACGGGTATTTCACCAATACCTAATTCAATTTCTGTGCTGGGTGAAACGAGTCGATATCCCACAAGCCCTAACACAGCAAAAATTGCACGATCAATATCAGAAGGGTTAATGATATTCACATCTGCAGGGTTGCTATTTTCATAAAAAAAACCATCAATCGCCCCTTCAAGTTTTCGTTTAGTTTCTTGGTCAATATGAGAAAGACCACTGAAAACAAAATCAATTTTCTTTGCTATGGGCGAACAGACCCACACGAGTGCTGTGACTGATTGCAGATCATAAAGATAGTCAGCAACGCGAAGTTGGTCACCAGTTGCGTGAACTTGATAAGCTTCTTTTGTTGCGGGTCCATCTGTGCCGATGGGAAAGCCATCGTTAGTATTTGCATCACACATAATATAGATGCCTACCGAACCCGCACCGAGCAATCTACGTCGAACCCACGCGCGCGTAATACCCGGCACTTCTTTAGCCCAAACAACATAATCGGAGGCATTACCACCTTGAGAAGGATTTTGATAGGCTTCTAAAATACGGCTACGAAAGGCTTCTTCTGGCTCAATATTTGTTCCTCCAACAATTGGGTCAATAGCTACAAATTCAGAAGCAACACCAACAATACTGATATCTAAAGTGAGTTGGGTTCCAGATGGGCTGTTACCTAATGAACCTCCACCTTCTGGGTTTTTATTGATATCGGGTAAAATGGCAATAATCGAAACTAACACCTCACCCTGAATATTGATTGTTACTTCACGTGTTGTTTGATATTGATAACCATCACCACGATTAAGTTTGCAACCTTTCGGGATCACTGAGCCTGATAACCCCGTCGCTTTAACCGATTGACTCTGTGCTCGCTGAGGTGCTTTACGGAAAACACGTTTTAATGCTCCCCAACCCGCTAGCCACTCTCCAGTTGCAGTAAAAGGAGTTGTTTGTTTCGCGATATAATCCAAGTACCCATAATGCATATGAGCCATACCCGCATCCATATCTGCCAGTATTCGCATATTCGAAAATCGCAGTAATGCACCAGGCTCTTTTAATTTAGATCGTAAAAATTGCTCATTTTGCTCTCGTAATTCTGAGAGTGTTTTTCGTTTAAAGGGCATTGCTACGCCTCCCAGACCCAGAAGAACCGTAAATCTCGCTCATCACCGGGGCGGTGATAACGAATAATCATGTTTAATCTATTGGGGTAAATAATCTGAGTACCCACTTCGATATAAGACACAACCCCATCATCAGTTAACCACTTTAGTGCTTCACGCGCATAATCTTCAGCTTGTTTCGCAATACTCACCGTTAACTTTTGCCTATTTAACAACCATAATCGTGAACCAATGTTATAGTCAGAGCCGAGATCTGCCCACCAGCCACGGCGGTAACTCTCATCAATATTGTCATCCGAACGAGCTAACCCATCGGTAAATAAGCTGATAATAATGGCTGATTGTAAATCATCCCCTGATAACACATCACCAGAGCCTTTTAGCCAATCCGCGTGATTTTCATCAACTTGCCACCACGTTGAAATATCTGACATTAGACTTTCTCCTTGATAGCTTCGCTGGTGATATTGCTACCACCCGATTGGACATTTTTGACATCATGATTATGTCTGTTATAGCTGTCTCGCAACGCTTTTAACGTCGATTTATTACCTTCATAATTATCAATAATATCGCCCGTCACTTTTAGTATTGGTGTATTTAACAATACTTCAGTTGACGCATTCACCGTGACTTTATTAGCATTGTTTACCGTCACCTCTTTATCTTTTGCCTCAATCACAATGCCTTCTTCGGTCATTAGAATATGCAGCCCCCATTGGTTATAAAGTACACTCTCGCCTGATTTCAGGTTTTGATGCCTTGATGAAGGATGGTTACTAGCAAAAATGATTGCATTTGAGCGATTACCATTAAGGTAAGCAATTAAAACATCAGACCCTGCAGGAAGAGAGGAAGAAAAACCAAAATCGGTGTAACGAATTGTGCCATCTCTCACTTCCATATTATTGTGGTATTGGACTTTTTGAGTATTACCACTATCTTCTGTCAATGTGATTTTGCCGAAGCCAATCATCATTGCGATACGCGTTTTGATGTCTCTTAAAATCTGGCTCATCATCACATCCTAATTGTTTGATAGAATTCGTATGGCTCAACAATAAAGGCTTCTGGGGGCATTAACGTTAAGATCGCCTTGGTTCCATCACTGCCCCGAATAAAAACAACTTCAGACAACAACCATTGTTTATCTTCAAGGCCAAATATCGGGATATTGATAGGAATTAACGTATTGGGTCGCCATAATTGATCATCAACATCGCGCCAACTATCAATCACAACCCGTAACTCTTTTGAGCGCCCATAGCGACGGTTCATTTCCCAGTTAATCGCTTCCTGCTCTCGCCTTGCCGTAATAAGGTTACTTTCAACAATCGTGATGTAATTGCGGTACCGCATTTTATCAGCTTCAGGATCTTGTGCTCTCGCATTCTCAACGGAAGAATAGTCACCATTCATTGGGGATATTGATAAAGAAACACCAATGTATTCCGAGTATCGATTACTCATTGAATCTGAATAATTGGCCTCTTCAATATTTAAACCTTGAGAAATACCACTTGCTGCAACCTCGGTTCCAGCTCGAGATAAAAATAAACTCCCATCAGGGAGTTCATAATAAAGTAATGCAGACCAACGGCATGTTCGCTCAATGACTTGTTGTGAGGATTCCCCCCAATTAAGCGTGAATTGAGGGATGTTCTGAAATTGGCCCTCTGGAATATCGCTAATGACGTCTATGTCATACCAGCTGGCCAGTTTCTTCGCTATCTGTAACGCATTGGATTGACTAATAACATTATTTTCCCAATTAGCGCTGCAATCGACTAAATCTTGGCATTTTCCACGCCCTGAAACGCGGATCTGATGCTGCGTTTTATTAATGGCTGGATTCCAACTATCGATATAGCCCGTAACGACTTTATCCTCACCAATCAATACCTCACAAGCATCACCCGCTTTAACTAATTGCTTTTCATCCGTTGCTGGATAGAAGTCCATCAATGACAATTCGAAGTCGCTAGGGAATCGTTCAATACCACGTGTAATTCGTATACTATCCCATCCCATAATACGCTTCCCATTGATCAGCAAAGAAACTTCATTCACATTTTTTTCACTCATTTTTTCAATGCCTTAAATTGGTTTGGCATGAAAGCAGGGTGCCTTGGTTCAACCTCCATCACCAACTCATCACTGCGGCTAGCATCTTGATAAAGTCGATTAGCAATATGTAAGGCACTCAGCGTTGATGGTAGCGAATATAGAGCAAGTCGCCCTCTTTCTGCGCCTTTATAAATATACTGAGTCACAACCGATCTACGCATCTCATTAACTAATTGATAAACATCATCCATAGCAAGATCGCCCACTTGTGTGAGTGCATTATCAATCACGGCACACACCTCACGTTGTTGGTTCGCTGCTTCATTACTACTACTAGGTAATGTTTGTGTCGAGAGGGTTGCTACCGCAGCAGCCGTGACAACGGATAAATAAGTCACTGTTAATTGAGTAACTCGGATGCTTTGACTATCTTCTTGATGATTTGGGTACTCAAATTGGGATAGCTGAGAGAGCAACAACATGCGTCGCTCAATGCTGCTGGCCATTTCCATGATTTGCAAAATGACATCTTGAATACTTTGGCAAAATTGCTCAGGATCTTTTGCTATTAATACCGAATTTAATTGCAACTCGATTTTTTCACGGTCAATGGTTACAGCGGTTAACTGTTTTTCAATCAATGCATTATCGTCAGAAGATAAATCCGTCATGACTTTCTTTCCCGTCGCACCGGATACCGAACCACCTAGAGTCCCTGTTTGATAGCGACCATATTGATCAGAACCGAATATGCTCCCTAAAGAGTCGCTAAGGTTGGTTGCCTCATTAACGGTTTTAGTGGCCATCATCACCCAAAAATCAGCTGTATTTTTGATGGTTTCGATGGTTTGGGTAATAGTTCGCATTTCGCCTTTAACTAATGAGATGTATTTTGCTGCTGTAGTGGTTGCTGTTTTTAACCAATTTTTAGACGTCAGTAATCCTGTGCTTTCAGCTTCAGTGATCGCAAAAACCTTTAAACCCGATTCAATAACCACCAGATCAAATTCAAATACTCGCCCATTGTCAGCATTTTCATTAATTCTGAGACCACTTTCAGTGATATTAACTGTCAATTCACCAAGCGTGGGATGAATTAATGTGCCGGTATTTCCTTCCTCACAAGCCGCAATCAAATTATCACGCTGAGTAAAGACATCGGGCGCATCATAAACAAGGCTATCTTGAATTAAGAAACCTTTTATTGTAATTCGTCGAGTGCTACGACCTAAATCTTCAACCCATGCTTGATCTCGGTAAGGGTATTCATGTACCGCAACACGACGACCAAATACGCCCTCGCCCGACATGACACCAAACGGAATTCCTCTAAATGAAGCTTGGCGTAAATGTTCAGACCATGACCAAGAGATATCCTCTCCCAATAAAGAAGATAATTCGTTTTTAATTAATGCCATGGGAACTCCAGAAATAAAAAAAACCGTAAACAAGGCTTACAATAATTTATCTACTGCATATCCATAGGGACAGTGATTTTACCGTTTGATTTAGGTGTCAAATACTGCGTTGTTTTTTTATCGCCACTCACAACAGTAATTTCCAACTTAGTATTTTGCTGTAGCGCCTCAGATAAGGCATTAGTGATCATATCAACGGCTTGAGTTGCTTGATTATCCGTATTTATTGATGGCACAACTTGTGAGCGTTGCTCAGATTTCTTTTGCTCTTCACGCAATGCAATCATGTCGCGCTGTTCCATAACCTTAGTTGGATTTCTAAGCCCTTTCCATCTATCATCAGTTATCGAATCCATAATACCTTCTCTTATTTGCTCGTAGCTATAAGGTTGCTCAATGTTTTCTACTTTAATCATATGAGGGATGATTTTGGCTAACACATCAGGATCATGCATATTGAGCTGCTCATAAGGACCAAACCCTGTTCCTGTTGAAACTCTATCAATGTAACCCTGAGTATTATTACCTGATTTTGATGGGGCATATTTTTGCATATAACCATCAATCGTGTTCAAGCCTCGCTCTGCATCCAACATTAATTGTCGTGACATAGCCGCAATACCATCGCGAGGGGTAGCAAACTGCGCATAATAATGATTGTTACCATAATCTCGCCCTGTTGCATTTGGGGCTGCAATTAAGTTACCAGGATTATTATTTCTCAATCCGCGACGATTAGGGTTATATTTTTCATCTTGAACAAAACTATCAGGTACTTCTCCATAATCAGGTACGGGCTCTACTATTTTTGGAGGTGTATGCAATTTTTGCCATTTATCGTATTCTTTCTGAACATTATCGGTCATAAATCCAAGACTAACCGCAGCCTGATCCCCCCAATCTAACTTGTCATAAAATTCAGGGGTTTCGTATGCCCAACGTAATATTTTAGATTCGTCACCATTAATAAAACCCAGTGTTCTATTGATTGCTGCACTATCAGGCCCATAAGTCATCAGTTCTTGTATACCACCAAGCCCTTCAACAACGGAATCATCAGAAAATACATTATTGACCTTATCCTTACCTCTTGTTTTTAATCCATCCCATGCAGCACCCAACTCATTCAGTGTTGTATCTAACTTGCTCAGTTTTTCAACCACTTCAGTATGACGAGTTAAACCGAGCTGATCCGACTTTTCTAGCCGTTCATCAAATTTGCCTTCTCTCATTAGCCCCAACATATTGTTATCAAGACCAACTTTACTCTGTAACTCCCAGTTACGGCTTTCAGGCATTTTCGATATTGCTTTTTCAAGGCTCTGCAATGTCTTAGTAACATCAACCTTACCATCTTGTTTCTGATAGATATTCGCACCAATTTGGCGAATTGAAGCAAGAAGCTCATTATTCTGGCCTTTAACTGCTTTATCCAGTTCGACATAATATCCCGACATAGACTGACGGGCTTCTGGTTCATCAACCCCGCGTTGCTGAAGAGTACCCGTTAACCGAGTTTCTTCTTCTACCGTCATCCCCATACTTTTCGCACTGGTTGAAACTTCTGTCGCTTTTCGCCCCTCATCGCGGATCTGAGCAGCCATCTGATAGCCCGCATAGCCAACTGCACCAATCCCCCCAATCTTCTTAGCAAGTCCGAGGTACTTACTTGATAATTCGCCAAAATTTTTTAACGGGGGGATCATATCACCAATGTTTTGTACGCCATTCTTGGCGACATCGGAAATATCCCGTAATTTATCCCCTACAGCACCCATGCTAGATACTGTGTCGTTACCCCCTAAACTCAAATTTTCTTTAGCATCGCGAACACTTGGACGTAAACGGCTGAGCTCCGTTTCTATCTGACGGATAACGCCACTCGCTTTATCATCTGCAACTAATTCAAAATCAAATGTGTTACCCGCCATTTTTACCTCTATTGATTATTCGATTTGCATTATCTACCCACCACAGCAACCGACTTTTAGTGAGTGACCACGCTTCGTGTGGCCCCCATTTATAAAAATACGTTGCTTCAGCTGCTAGCTGTTGCCACTCGCTGAGGGATTGAATGCCAAAAAACTTTGTAAATAATCCCGACAAACCGCAAAGTCTGTAATAGACATTTTTTTAATGATTGGATCAGGAATACCGCTAACAAGTACAATAAGTAATCGCATCGCAGGTAATGAACTCGGTGACTTGGCCTGCTCTGCGTAGAATTGCTCGACCTGAAAGAGTACAGGCTCTTTCAAATCAATGGTTTCATGCCGAACGGTACCGTCATTAGATTCAATCGGGGTACTCAACGTAAATGTTTTTTTCTTTTCAATTTCCACTGTTAATTCTCCGTTACTGAACGCCCTTCCCAGCGCACTTCAAATTCAGCATCTTCACTTTTGACTTCCTGCGTGTTAACCGTCCACAGCCCTTCCCCAATGATAGTTTTTCCATTGGCTAATTCCGCAACAATATTCACGTCGGTTTGATTGTTAAAATCAGCAACGGTGGTACCACCAGAATCACGCACACGCATCGAGATAAAACCCGGTGTTGGCTTCTCTTTGTAGCCATGAACAAAGTCCATACCTGATAACGTTTCACGCTTAACCTTTGATGGGCTATAGGTAAAATCTCCCACAACCATAATTGAAATCCCGTTGACGGTAACGTATGCCGTCCCCGCCAAACGGTTAGTTGTATTTGACATAGTCTCCCCTTAAATTGAGGGTTGTAAACGGAATTGGTTCAGTAACGCAAACACACGAAGCTGATTAATAAGCGTACCTGTCCAAAGCACATCAAGGCGATTTGGATTCTGGCTATTGCGCTCTACAAGTAGCCCTTTGATAAAGACATCCGAGTCTTGAACATAACCATTGAATTCCAAAGATTTGTATTGAGCGATTAATTCAGCACGTACAATATTGGGGGTAACAATCGCAGCACCAGTAGCAAATCGAGTGCCATCGTTAGCCAGTTTCATCCGACCAAATTTACTTGTAATTTGAGTTCGCATGAAACGAGAAACAAACATCAACAAAAACAAGGTTTCGATCTGAAGGTAACTATCATCATTATCGCCATAAGCATTTTTCTGGTACGTGGTAATGATATTTTCGACACGTACAGTGCCATCATCATCAACAGTAAATGTAGAAATTCCACTATGTAGCAGATTATTACGCTCTATCAGACGAAGTTGTGATGCTGAATCAGGTGCAAGCACACCATTGATAGGCAGAGTTTGCAAAGGGCGACCAGGATCATTACGCAGGCTTTGTGCGATAGCACCAACATAAGCAGCGACCCACAAATACAGGGGTGAAGGTGATTTAGGGACACCTAACAGTGAACCATGTTGATCATTACGTTTTTCGCCAAAATCGGCTAATTGACCATACGTTCCTGTTATTGCACTAAAGCTATGACCATATAACTGCTGATCCCAAGACCAACGTCCACCATTATCAGAAAGAAAATCTTTAATCGCATCGAGAGAAGCGGTGTCACTGTATGGGTTCGCAATAAAATCAAAACTACGATCATTAAGATTCGCTAAGCCATCTAATAAATCAGGTGCGCCACTGCCCCCTTTCATATCAGTAATAACAAGCTCTAAGCCAGATGGTGTCGCTTCCCCCCCCATTAACCCTCGGTAGTTAAGTTGAATATCAATACCGTTGCCTAATGACCCCTTATTTTTTGCAGTTAATGTCAAAGTATCCGCTTCCGCTTTTGCGGTAACAGGTAACTCAGAATTGCGGTTAATCACATTAAGTAGCGCCGTTGCAACCATTTGAGGAGTATCTGTGGCAACAACTGTGATTTGTACACGAATACCCGCAATATAAAGAGAAATAACACCCGTTGCATTCGCTGGACTATTCACTTTTATGGTGCCCGTTGCGGCAGTCATCGATGCCGTATCAGTATGAGGCAATATCCAAACTTCGCCCGCAATGTCATTACTAAAATAAGCCTTTGCCATGCCATGCAAAATTGAACCGCTACCAAAACGCTCGGCGGCTTGCGGTGCTGAGGAAATTCGCTCAGGGATAGCATTTTGTGCTGCAGCCCCTGTTAACATCTGCCCAATAAGTAATGAGCGCTGTGTCGCTGAAGCACTGTTTGCCATTGAGTTATCAAACTCAACATAAAAAAGTGGTGCACGAAGATTATTAGGAATACGTGAAAATGGCACTGTCATGCTTTTTTCTCCTTGGATTGTTGTATAACAAGCTCAACATCACCATCGTTAAGCCGCGCACGCCAATAAACATTATTGGGTACTTCTTGCCCTGTTTCAGGCAAAGGAGAACCCTTGACCGGGCAGCGTACGCTGCGGCCATTAATCGGTTTTACAAACATAAAGACTCCTGATTAGGTCAGGTCAATATTAATGTGATGCTGAGGTGTGCCATCCGGTTGTTGAACATTGATATCAATACCCGTTAACGGATCCGCCTCAATAGGATAAAACTCTTCGGGGCCTTGATAATATTCGATATCTAAATCCATCAATAACTGTGCAAGATGGCCTTCACCACCTGCACTGATATCGATTTGAGAACGAATTTCAATAAACTGCTGAATTTGGCGCGTCAATTCATAACTATTAATGACAGCGCGCTCAATTTCTTCCCGTAACGCTTCCAATGCGAGTTCGGCTTTCATGGCTCCATCGAGGTCATCACCATCAAACTCTTCTAGTCGTCCCGTCACACGCACTGTCGTGATGGTATTGAATTGAGGTACGTTACGGCCCAGTGATTTTTTGTGATCAAACGGTGTTTGAACAATAATACAAGGATAATCCGCATGCACTGTTGACCAATCCATCGGTGAATAAACACGGTTTTCTGCGGCTGTTTTCCCTTTTAAAGAGTTAACAACTAACTCGCGGATCTGTGCTGCATTCATGATGATGCCACCTTATTTAAGATGAGATGTGTTCCACCATGACTATCAGGCTGAACATCCCCAACCACGAATAACGTACTCACGCTATAAATAAATACCCTATCGCCTTTTGCAGGCTGGGTTTTGAAAATAGCATCTCGCACACCTAAAATAGGTCGAGTGGTGTTAATGCCACTCTCCCCATCGAGGGACTCATAGTTTTGGGCATAGGCTCTATCAAATATTCCCTCAATATCATAATGTTCCCCTTCTTTAGGTCGCCAGTTCGCCCTTTCAGCAAAAACATTATGAAGTGGATTTAATAGATGCTTATCCCAATCAACCCCCACTGATGGTTACCGTGCCAGCTGGGTTGGCTTGAACCAACTTTTCACGCACTCTAGCCAATGACATAACAACACCGAGAGTAACAAGCCGATTGGCATCAATCTCATCCAATTCAATTTGTTGGCTTTCAGTATAGAGAATACCGTTGTGCTGGACTGAGCGACCTTTTACAACGACATAAATATCATCAGTTTCATCATCGTTATCTGGTTTTGGCTCAGGGTCTGGTTTTGGATCTGATTCAACAGGCGGTTTATCATTTAATTCATCTGTTGGAACAACATCTTGTTGAGTATTAGCATCAACCTGTAACTCAGGGGGTAATCCCCCCAAGTCATCAGTTTTATCCTGCTGCTCTTGGGGTTTCTTCGCCATAATGCCTCCGTTAGACTACCGTTGCACACAATGCCGCATTCACACGGCTAGGAATAACCAGCGGTGAAGATTGCATCATTAAGAAACGCTGCGCTGGGTCATGCTCTAGCCATGATTTTGGTGCAAATGCCAGCGGACCATAATTGAATGCAGGGTCAATAATTGCCCCAAATGCACGTGTTCCCATTAAGTCAGCCCCAGACATAATTACAGAGCCATCTGGGATCATCGGTTTTTCAACGTTATCAATCGGGTCAATGAACCAGTCGTTATATAACCACAAGTCATAATTACCCCAATGGCCTTTATACACAGCACCTTTTTGAACTTGTGTACCGGCATTAATTTGATTACCAAATGGACTTAACGTAGGGAAAGTGATCGCAGTGTCTTTAATTGTGGTATCTAAACGGAATGCTTTCCATGATTTAGTTGTGAACACGATATCTGTGGCAACCGCACCTGAGTTTTTCAGAATACGCTGCGCCCAATCTTCAATATCATCACTTGGTTTAGTGTTGGTTTTTCCTGCATCAATCTGAGTTGGCCATTTATCACTGCCACTTAATGTGACTGTCAATTCAGCGGCACGACCAAAATTAACAACTTTCGTGTCGTAACCCTCACCCGCCACTGTGACCGTACCTGAAACCAATGCGCTAGATGCCATCCACTCTAAGCGACGGTTGATCATATCGATTTGGTCGGCCATTTCGAACTGGAGGTTTAGCATTTCTCGCTCTGCTGCAGACAACTGTCCACCAATGCGTTCGCCGATTTGACGACGGATAGGCTTACGTAAATCAGGTGCACGTTTGTCTTTGATGTACGCAGGTTTAAAGCTGTTGGTTTGGAACTTACGAGCCTCGACCAGTTTACCTTCCACTAATGGCGAAACAAATGGAGCCATACGACGTAAGCCCACATCTACATCGATAGAAACTTCTTCAGTATCAGACTCAACCACGTTTGGAAAGAATTTATCTAATAACCAGTTTTGGCTAGTCATTAGGTTTGGCACGACTTGAACTAAAACATTCGTATCGAAAATATTCATACTTTTTCTCATTTAAAAGACGTCAAAAGCCCTACTATTGCTAGCATTCAACGTCTAAGTGAATTAATGGGGGATTAAGCTTGTACGCTATCGCGAAGGAAAATAGAGAATTGACGCAACTCGTCAGTCAGTTCAGGGATAGTCCAAGTCGCATCATACGTTGTTTTATGATGATTAAACTCGCCCATGAGATATACACCACCTAAAACGCTATCTTCCGTTGTGTTGACATCATCAACTAAAATAGCACAGGGTTTTTCACTACCGTCTGCCGCATCTTTTTTACATAAAACGTATTCACGAGAAGCGGTAACTTTACCAAGGATGGTACCACGTTTTAAAACACCCGCTTTCGCAATAGTTACCGTATCAGTCACAACTTGAAGCGGCCCTGAGATTAACTGGTCAGGATTAAAAACCGCTTGGCGCACACCCGGCTGAAATGGGTTTTGTGAAATCTGATCCATTATTTGCCCCCTTTATTACTGTTGTACAGGCTTGTCATTTTGTTAACAATAGATGCTGCAGAACCTGTTGGCGCCACTTCCGCATCTTGACCTAAACGCACTTGCTCTTCTTCACGCATACGAGCATCAAGAGAACGACGATTGCTTTGCGGCGCTGAAACCCCGCCCATGGCTTTCAGAGTGCTAATTGCTTCACTCGATGACAAATTAGTATTAAATGCCAAATGAGCAGCCATATCAGGACGCGCAGCAGCAGCTTTACTGCCAAAAATACGAGCACAACGCTTACGTTCGGCACGACGACCTTTTTTCACGTCCTTGTTGTCTTCATCATCTTCGGCATCTTCGTCGTCACCTTCTGCATTTTCATCATCTTCTGCATCAGGGTCTTCGTCATCATCTTCGGCTTTTTTACTTTTCGCCTTCTTCGCTTTACGACCTTCTTTTTCGTCGTCTTGATCTTTCGATTCAGGATCATCATTTTCAGCATTTTCTTCTTCATCGTCATCTTCTACGCGACGACCTTTCGCTTTGCGTGTTTTTTCATCATCTTCTTCCGTAGCTTTAGCCTTGCGACCAATAAGATGAGCAAAGGTAAATTTAGACATATTATTTAACTCCAGAAACTTTCATCAGTTCGTGAAATGCGACATCAGGGCTGGCAACAACATCAGCAAGCCCAATTTGTACGCCCTCATCAGCCAAAAAACAGGCTGCTTGTGTATTGCGGATTATCTTTTCAGATAGCCCACGGTTACGGGAAACAGTGCTCACAAACAGACGCCCCATTTCATCAACATCGTGCTGGATAGCCGCTTTCGCTTCATCACTAAGCGCTATATACGGGTTACTCTCCGCTTTACGATCGCCATAGGTAATAATGGAAACCTTTAACCCGTCCTCTTTTATGCGCTGTGACCAATCACAATGAATAACAATCACCCCAACTGAGCCGACGCCACCTGTACGCGGCACATAAATTTTGTCGGCTGCACTGGCAATGGCATAAGCCGCTGAATACGCATTTTCAGAGAGAATGGCATAAATCGGTTTTTTACCTCGTAATTCATAAATCAAATCAACAAGATCAAAGCATCCAGCCACCTCTCCACCAGGAGAGTCAATATCGAGACAAATACCGTTGACTTCTGGGTCGTGAATGGCTGATAAAAATACTTGTCGTATTCCGTCATAGCCAGTCATACCGCTGTAAGGTCGCAATGTTCCAAGCTTTTGTACTAGCGTTCCCTGTATTGATATCAGCGCGATCCCTTCTAAAATGTCATACCCTGCATCGGCCTTTTTCTTGCGCGAAAAGCGATCATCATCGTAATAATCATCTTCCATCATCGTGCTACGAATTTGCGTAATACCAAATCGTTCCATGACGGCACTTATCACGACCTCTGCTTTTTGTGGATGAATGGCCAGAGGGGTATTAAATAGCTTTTGCGCTAAGTGGGGTAAATTCACTTGGCCTCCGGTTGTTCTATTTTATCCGGTGAGAATTGTTCAGCTTGTGCCCATTTAGGCGGCTCCAATCCTCGTTCTTTGAACGTTTGTAATTCATAGGCACGCTGGTCCACGAGCTCTTCCCAATCTTCACCAACGTTTTCAGCGGCTTCCATTTCAAGGGTAGATAAACCCGCTTCCATACCTAAGATGGCGCCTTTTTTCTCTGCAACAGGATCAACCCAACCACGCCCTGGTCCCATCCACCATGCTCGGCAATAAGCTGTTTTAGCCTCTAAAAAATCTGGAGCATTATTAGGCATGGGAAGGTTTTCAATATCGTGAATTTCCTCAATAAAAGCACTTGCAATTGGATCGGCAAAACCTGCTGCAAAATCATCGCGACGACGAGTTAGCGTTTTCCATGCTTCCAACATTGCTGCACGTGCCGAAGAGTAGTTAACTTTTGACCAATCCTGAGTTAATTGCTGTGCCGAAAGACCCGTTGCAGCGGCAATATTACGGAGTGCTGCACTTTCGAACCCTTCAAAATTACTATTTGGGCGTGTCGCATTCACAGTATCAATACTTTCACCGGGGTAAAGGGTTGGAATTCTCGCGCCATTATTTAAGCTAATACGACGGTCGTTGTGAAACTCCATTCGACCTTCCTGATAAGCACCTACCTCAGTATCATCAAAAGTTTCTCCCATAGCAGACTCAACCATTTTAGGATCATAAGGTGAGGTGATATATGCGCTGAATATGGCATTTAAAATCGCCGCTTCTAACTCTGACTGATCATACTTAATCAGCATTTTTAGTCGCTGAACTACAGGTGTTAAAATCCCTATGCCCCTGTGTTGTGAACCTCGCTCCATATCAAAGTCATGAACAACAATAGGCCGACCCCATGAAGTTTCACGGGCTATCCGCCTCCATGTCATGGTTTTTTGCGCAGCCCACCAATCCCCCATGTGAGCTTCTCTAATATGATAAGCAATAGGAGCACCATCATCGTCAATTTCAACACCACCGCGAATATTGGCCATATCAAAATTTTGTTGAGGGTTGCTTAATCTATCTGGATCTACTATCTGAATTGTTGTTGCATAATTAGCTTTACCGGCTCCCAACCTATCGGGTCGATACTGTAAAATTGCCAGAGCATCACCATCGAGTAATTTATGCCGGAAACCAAGGCGTAACATTTGTGATACCGTTTGCTTACGCTCAACATCACAATATCGTCCTTTATCATTAGCCCAAGAACGCCAGTGTGCAGTTAAGACACGGCTATACTCAGCAGCCCAAACAGCATCAAACGCTTTATTTCCTGAGATGAAATGCAACAAACGATAATCGGGCTTAAACACAGGCCGATAACTCGCACCCACTGCGTTATCAAGTACTCGAGTAATAGTCCCTGATGCCCATCCATCATTACGCGCTAAATCTCGGACACGGGATACAATCTTGTCACGGTAAATATTGATTTCATTATCAGGTGACCACAGTGCCGGTTGCCAATTTGCTAGTTGGTCACTGTAGGAATTACCAGCATCATAAGGAACACGGCTACCACCTACCAGAGCATGAGGTTTAGACCTTTGAACTGATTGATATGGCTTGCCGTACCTATCAAGTATTTGAACTGTCATCAGAATTTAAACCTTACAGGTCGCCTAGCGCGAGGAATTAAACCAAGCTCCGCTTGTAACATCTGTATTAATGCTAACAAGTGTGAGAGTTCTGTTTTTTGGTAACTCACAGATCGAGTTCCATCACCCTGAGAATAAGAAAAAGAAACCCCTTTCGTGCCCGAAGCTAAATCTAAATAAGCTTGTTGGGCTGTATTTAGAGCAGCCTTTAGCTGGTCTCGACTCATTCCCATGAGTAAACCTGTTTTGTGATACATAGGGATCCCTTATGCTAATTTGCTGGAAATACGTTTACGCTTAGGCTGTTCCTGTTCTTCAGGAAGAATTGCTCCCGGTAAGCGCAGGTCTAGTTTTTCTTCTGGCTCAGAAGATGGGGGTAATAAACGGTCAGGGTTATTATCAATAGCAATTGCTAAAGCATTAAGCTTCAATCCTAAATGAAATAATCCCGCTAATGCTGCATAAGCATAAACACGACAATCTAATGCTTCATTTGCCTTGCCATGAGGAAGCTCCCAAACACTATAACGTTGCCCAGCAGCCTCTTTCATTATTAATCTTTCTGATGTTAATTGGCTGAAATACCCCATATCCCTATCGACAGGGAAATGCATATATCCTGGTCCTCTTTCTTCAATATGTAGGCGAGATCTAATGGAGTCTTTTGCTGAGTTAACACCGATGATAATGGGTTTAAATTGAGATCTATTCTTGGGTGTTGGTCGCTTATTAGGCCAAATGGGGGAACGCTTACCATTAGTCGCTGACTCACCTTTGATAGCCCAAATACGTCTACCTAAGCGTTCTTTAGCAAATTCATAAACTTTTTGGGTATGATTACCACCAGAGTCATGACAAGCCGCCATAATAGTAAATCCACGACCATCAGCTCGGCGCCATATTTGTTTAAGATAAGCGTCTAATCTAGTCCATGGTTCAGCTGTTTCTAAATCACCCTCAATAACATCAAATGAGATAGACCAACTTTCCTCATCTTTCCCCCAACCAACAACTTCAATTTCAAGCCTATCATTTTGGGTATCGATTCCTGCTGTTAATACCACTACCCCCATTGGTATTTCTGCATCATAAACTTCTCTTCGGGCCAATAGAGCATCAATGGGCAGTTTCTTACCATAATTGGGGCGATGAGGTAATCCCATTTGGGTATTCCACCATGCCAGTTCTCTATCTGGATCTCCCTTTGCCTTTAAATATTTCTGTGCAATATCAGAAGGTTTATCTTTTTGCCATGGGCTAAACAATTTAGATGCTTGATAACCTGCATGAATATTACTAACCCCAAGCCCTCCGCAGTCTGGGCAAATAGCTCTATAAACAGCGTGTCGTTTAGACTCTGACCATTCCCACACTTTATCTACTGCGGTTTCGTCATCGTTATGCCATGCTTGATCATAATCATTTAATGGTGAGTGTCTGCTGCCACAACATTCAAAAGGTTTAGTTTGATGCCATCTGATGGTTCGTAAAGCCCTTAGTCTTTCACCCTCAGACCAACCAGCTCCACAACTTTCACAATATATTAAGGCAAGGTGTGGTTGGTGTTTATCACCTTCTTTAGGCCAATGAACATGCTTAAAAAAATCAGGGAATTGACGATGACCGCAGTGAGGACAAGCTAAAGATGCTCTACGCTGATCCGAATCCTCATAACTTGCCGCTATACGGCTTTCATCCTCAACAGTTGGAGAACATGCTCTTACTGATAACCAATTAAGACCAAATGTTGCCGTTCGTTCCTCTGCTAACGTGATAGGGTCACCTTCTCGCGTAATTGGATATTTATCAACTTCATCGGCTAGTAATACACGAATTGGGCGGCGGGCTAAGTTATCAGGGCTACCAGCACCAGCCAAAGCTAAAAATCCCCCGGGAAATGATTTATATAGCAACGTTTCTTTTGATGTTTTTTGTTTATTCGCACCAACAATTTTTCTTAATACAGGGGTAACCCGAATCAATGGCGTAATTCGTTCTTTTGAAAATTGTTCAGCTGCATCCTCTTTTGGTTGCAACAACAACATAGGACATGGATCTAAATGAGCAAAATAGCCAAACACATTTTCAAGTAAAGCTGTTTTCATCAACTGAGTACAGCACATAACAGTAATCGTATGGACACCTGACTCGGTAACGGAAAGCATTGGGCCTCGAGCAATTTCCACCGTATCGGTCTGCCATGATCCTGATGTACTCCCCGCTTCTTTTGCTAACTTTCTATAACGGTCTGCCCAGTCAGGAACACTAATACGAGGTGGTGGCGTCCATCCTTTTTTAACACTAGCTAATAACCTATCACGCTTCGTCTGTGTTGAATTCAGGCTCCCCGAGACCAGTAATATGTTTGTGGACATGTTCGATTAACACCTCAGTCATCCTGTCAGCCGGAACGCCCAAGTCAGCAGCCATAATTGGTGCAACACGAGATGGCCAATTCATCCAAGCATCACGTTGCTCTCTGAATTCAGCAAACAAGATTGATTCTGCAACTGAAAGCTCAATCAGTTGTCCGTCCTCTTTTTCGTATTCCAGCTTAGTAAGTAGCGCAAGGAAGTTTTCTTTTATTCTTCTAGCTTCATCAAAAGACATGTCCGCGCCAATTTCACGAATTAGCCTTTCAGCTGTCTGTGTTGGTGACTCATCCGTTAATTCATTATTGGGCTGTTTTTTTTCTTTTTTAGGTTTAGATTTATTTGCAGATACTGAGGGGGATTTTCGGTATCGTTCTATATTTTCATTTGAGGCATCAACATCAATTTCGTCACCATCCATGACTAGCCATCCACGAGATTTCCACATCGTAATAGTTTTACGACTGACACCATGCAGTTTTGCAAAATCTGACTGATTCATGCTGTTACCCTAAATGTTACCTTGAGTTGTTACCCGCTCTGTTACCTATTAACTAAGGTAACAAGATGGGTAACATAAAAAATGAAACAAAAAATAAATATTTATTTTTAAATTCATAAAGATAAACGTAACCTCAGAAATACCGATGTGTTACCTGTTACCCAAATTTCAAAAATTTTTAGCTGGTGAAACTGCACGGCGCGCAATGCCCGTGAAATAGAAAAGTGCTAGGAAGGACCCAAAAAATTCTGCTGAGTCAAATCTGGTTAGGTGGATAATGTTAGCCGGCATTTATTTCTGCTAGTGTTTTTCTAATGTGATTACGTTTGAAATTTTCCAATACATCACTATTAATTAAGTACGATAGGCTTTCTTGAAAATGTATATCCTTTCCATTCTCAATAGTGAAATTCCATCTTATTGCTATATTATCAATAACCTGTACATCTTGTGTTACAAATAATTTAGCGTCACTTTCGTCACTTAAACTTGAGTGTGCTAATAATTCATCCACATTTGTAAACTTCATAATAACCTCGTAATAAATAGTTCATATCCATGATTCTATCTAATTCTGCCTTTACTTACCCAAGTATTATTTTGCAGTTCGTATTGCCTCTGATATTGCCCTACTTATTTCCAGTGGTAATAAAGCCTGTGCCATTCGCTGAGCTCTATCTTGATATCCAAGTACAGGCTGAACGGGTAACGCATCACCAAACCGAATAAGTAACTTAGGTGCTGGTTGTTTTTGCCTATCTCGACGAGTGCCATTAGGTGAGCGTTTTAATCGTTTTTTACCCTTACGGCCTTTCTTTGCTTTTTTACGCTGAAATACACCATTGACACCATTCAACTCACCAATGAAAGTATTATCTTTAGCTTTAAGGCTACTTAACTTATTTCTTGGTAAGTTACCGTATTTATTCAGCTTAATGTTTTTAGGGTTAAGTAGTGCAGAGCCGTTCAGCTTATGAATTCCACCTTCTTCAAATGGGGTTAAGTATTCAGATGCGATATTCATCACAAACACTTTTGCCCGTAGATCACTTTTACGTGCTCCACGGCTTTTAATACTCTTAACAGTGAAAGGTGTAGGGCTTTCTAAATTACGTTGTAATGCCACTTTTTGTGCATTTTCTATTTTACGTGCGGTGCTAGTCAGTGCTTGCGCTGTCGCGAAAGGGATTTGCTTACGAATAGTTCTAAGTTGATTAGCTAAATCAGTTAAATTAGCCATAATTTACCCCAGAAAATAGCAACAAATTAAAGCTCTATCAACGCCACTCAAGGAATGACGTTTGTAGAGGTTTAAAGCTAATTGTCTAATTTTAATTCGACTGGTGATAGTTCGCCTTCTTCATACCATGCGTTCATGGCACGACCATCCGCAGATAGGTAATGGACGTAATACTGGTTGGCATCGTTTTGATACTCTGCACGACCTTTAATGTGACCTTCTTCACCGCTGATAGTAACCTGAACAACCTGCCCTAATTCATGTTTAAACATATTATTTTCCTGTAGATACGAAAAAGCCCCCTGCTCGGAGGCTCGTTGATATTTATTATTAAAAATGATAATTAAATCTTCTTCACATAGTGATCTTTGAAAGATAAACCGACAGTCAGAGCAGCTTATTTGTGACAATTCTAGTTCCATGCTGCTATCCATTGATAGCCCGTCAGGTGAATCACATTCCGGACATCTCCCTAACTCACTAACATGCTCATCGTATTCATCTGAATCCTTATATGAGGAACAATTAACATGGTGTGATTTAGAAATAAATGGCGTTAATGTACCGCAGCCCACACAGAAATCACCATCTTCACATTCCCCTAACCATTTTAGCTTTTTGTCCAATTCCTTAAACTTGTCAGGATGTACAGGGACGGAGCCAAATACTTTGATAAGACTAAATCGCTTCCTTTTCATTTTATCACCTGTCTTTCCTTTTCAATTTCGCCTATTTTTTCAAGCTGATCGTTAGCTTTTTCTATCGCCGCAAGCAGTAATCTGTTCCACAATACAGACGCTTCTGGTGATAATGTTTTGCCATCACTGTGAGGCGGTAGAGGAGGCACAACTAAACTAGTTAGCGTTGCTGGAATTGGCACGCATTGCGCGGGAACGTAATTCGTTTGTGTACTCGAACAAGCCATCAGCAACAGGCTGAGGCACAAGAGCATCACAATAAAACTCTTTTTGGAGTATTGCTTTATATTCAATGACGTTCTCCTGAGCCTTTGCATCGGATTGAATACCATTGCGGTGTGCTGAAGTTGCTATGAGATTAAAGATATTAAACTGCAGTGACTGTTTAGCAATGACTTCACTTTGCCTGACATTATCTTGTTTGAGATTGTCATTATCTTTTCGTACTAAAACATTGCTGTCATAAAGCGTTGTAGCCCACCAACTCACAGCAAATAGCGCCAAAAATAACCAGAATGAATTATCTATTTTCATAAGTTCACCTACTTACCTCGGTAGTGATCGAGGGCTTTTTGGCACCGCTTTTCTAAGCTTATCTTGTCAGTACCACAGGTATCGTCTCTGAGTACATATACGCCAGTTGCCAAGTAGATGGGGAATCCGATAATGAAAGCGGATATGCATAAGCGAACTCGCCAAGGCATACGGCTTTTTCTACTTCTCGTCTTGTCATTAACCCTTTCCATTTGACGCCCCCAGCATATATCCAGCGTTTAAGTTCATTACATGCGCCAGCTTGGTCACCAGCGTTTAACTTTTTAAGTAGCGTAGAACGTGAAAAAGCCCCTGTTCCTACGTTATAAGTGAATGAGTAAAGTGCAGCCCTGGTATAATCAGGGATATTAACTTTAATTAAGGGGTTCACCGCTTTAGCGACAATTGCCAAGTCTTTTTCTAACAGGGCTTCACACTCGGCTTTCGTATAAGTTTTTGTGGGGATAATGTCAGAGCCTGTGTGCCCGTAACACACCGTGAGTACTCCAATGGGGTCAAGATAGGGATTAGGGTCATACCCCTCAAACTCAGTAACCATTGCAACAGTTAATGTCATCAGCCCACCAGCTGCAGCGGCCATTTTTATTTTATTTGGTATCTTTGGCATGAGCCGCCTCTTTGCGTTTATCTTCTTTTCGCTTGAAATATAAATTTGTCAAAAATGTAGCCACACCTAAAAGTAGGCTTCCCAACACCCCAATTGCTGCCCACTGCTCAGATGAGAAACCATCTAATAATTGTTTTAGCCAATAGAATGTTGAGCCTGTCGAAGCAGCATAGGAGGCGCCAGTCGTTAATTTATCCATACGCATATACCACCCCCTACGGAGTGCCCGATATTTAGTTAATAGGTAGCCACCAGCAAATTAATTGCAGTAATTAAACATGTTGATAGTGATTTGCGGTGGCCATATACGAAAAAGGCCACGTAACGCGCAGCCTTGAAGTCAGTTGTTCGGAATAGCCGAATATGTGAGTTGAACTATCCGGAAATACCGGATAGTTCAACCTGTAAGGATTACTTACAAGTTAACTTTTATGCTCAGCAGTGGAATGATCACACCGTTTGCATATGCAGCAATGACGATTTTTAAATCGTTCACCATCAAACTTGTCGATCAAGCTATCAATATCGGGTAAAAGTGCCCATGCAATATAAAAGTCATGAGGTGTCATTTCAGTTCCGGCAAATGGATAAATGCCGATATAACAATCATCACCCTCTTTATCTACTTCTATTGTTCCCGTATGCCAACCATCACAGGGATTAATAACAATAACATCTCGATTATCCATATCTGCGGTTGGTAATTCGCTAGCGGGTCTAAATACTAGATCTGTAGGTATTTGCATGCTGGGCCTCAACGAAAAATGAATGCCTGATTTAGCTCAGGCAAGCTGTTGTACGCCACTACAACTATTGACGCGGTTTATTCTGCTCTATCTCTAACTTTGTTTGTTCAAAACGGTCGGTTTCTAGTTCAACACCGATAACCCGACGATTAAGTTTTAATGCTGCTTTTATTGTTGCTCCTGAACCCATAAAGAAATCAGCAACCACATCACCTTCACGGCTACTACTATTGATAATGTGCTCCATCATCTCAGCAGGTTTTTCACATGGGTGTTTACCGGGGTAATATTGCACAGATGAATAATTCCAAACATCTGTATAAGGAACATCAACGGTCACAGTGAAAGGGCGACGTAATAATTGATATTGTTCAGCTAGTTCATGATATTCACGCCTTAATGTTGCTTGCTGCATCACCAGTTCAGCGTGTTCACGATCTAACGGATTTTTACTTAATTTTTCCTCAGCAACACGCTTGAATAAATCCTGAAGCTTCAAATAATCCGGTTCACTTGGTAGCTGCCACTGGCTATAACCAAACCAATGTGAGGCCATTTGCTTACCTGTTGCTTTGTGGATCTCTTTTGCTGTTATCCCTAACAAATCACGGGATTGCTTGAAATATTCAATTAAGGGCCTAAGAACATTTTCTTTAAGTTCACGGCATTGTTGCAGATATTCACTACTTTTCCCTTTGTAAGGGCTTTGGTAATGTTCTGCAAATATAATGCGCTCTGTACTTGGAAAAAAACTACGCAGATCAGCTTTACACGCTCTTCGCCATGGCCCTGACGGTTTAGCCCAAATAATATGATTTAAAACGTTGAACCGCTCACGAACTAATATTTCAGTATCAGCCGCAAGTTTAGATCCACAAAACATATATAAACTACCGTTCGGCTTCAGAACCCGCCAAAACTCCGCCAGCATTTCATCAAGCCAAGATAGGTAGGCAGTAACATTTTCCCACTGATTATCCCAGCCACAGCTTTTAACTTGAAAATATGGCGGGTCGGTTGCGATTAGGTCAATACAATTATCTGGAAGTGTCTTTATGTAGCTAAGTGAGTCGTCATTAACTAAATTTATACTGTCTAAAATCACAGTGTTTTTCATAGATCAGGAGAACCTTTTTTGATAAGCTCACCTAGCTTTACGCGTATAAGCGGTGGGCCTTGGTTTGTCCGTGACCTCTTACAACGGGCAGATGGCTGGTGGAGTGCGTCAACACCCACCAGCCGCCCATTTTTCACAGTTGAATGCTTTGATATGTTCTTTCTTTGATGTTTTCTTTGATTAACCCAGCCATGACAAGTTGTGTCAGTATTAGTTGGCAGCATGAATCTGTTAACTTAGCATCCTGCGAAACCTCACCTGCTGTGGCTGGCACATCAGTAACCGCATTAAAAACAAGTCTTGCTTTTTCTGTCATATGTACATGTTTTAACATGATAATTTCAAACCTTTGGTTAGTTATTGTGCATAACTACACATGTAACTCTGACCAATCGTAACAGCAAGTCTTATGTTTATTTCAGGCATAAAAAAACCCCGCATTGCGAGGTTATAAACAATTTTGGCAACATACCAAATTAGTGTTAAATATGGCTTATTTTGTTCGGTTTTGCAAGTATTATGATGTTAAATTGCAAGAACGTGACTCATTTCTAATATTTGAAACCGACAACAAAACCTCGCGATCTATTCGTTCTACAATAGAAATTAACATAGTCCAATGATCCCGATATATCTCTGACCATGTTGACTTACTGACACCGACTAATTTTGCTAACGCTGTATCTGTATATTTATCAAGTGTTAGTATTTCCCCAAACCTTGAAGCGGTATCTTGTACTGCTAACCATACCAATTGCATTAATCTGGCCGTTACCTTTTTAGTGATCCGTTTCCCTGATAGTGAGGGTTTAAACTGCTCCCACACGTAATTACATATTTCTACTTGATAGTTATAATCCAAATCATATGCATAACAGTACAACAGCCATGCCTTATGAGCTTCATCTAACTTATTAACTGCACGACGCCATGAACTAAGACAAAATGTTGTTTCGAGTATCGGTGGCATCGGTGATTTACTTATCCGTGTTTCAGTACATTTAACGGGATCCGATTCACGCATTGCCCCTGTACTATCACGCATTCTATTTCTTTTGAACCTACTCGTTCTGACTAATGCTGCACCTTGAAACGCATCTAATTGCCCTTTAGTTCCTCCGTTAATATTGGCTAATGCTAAGGTAACATTTGCTCGAAGATACTCTAAATATTGATAATTCATTCTGTTATCTCCTGATGACACATTAACCTAATACACCTAGGGCAAATGCCTTATTTACCAATTTAATAAAAAACTCTATTTGAGTTCCGTGCTCTTTTTCCCACCCTTTAGGGTCTCGATGTAACTCACTATGATCTACACGACATAAAGGAATTACAAAAAAGTCGTGTGGCTTTGTTCCCATACCACTAAGGCCATAATCAATAATATGATGAGCATCATCAGATATAGCACCACAACCACAGCAAGGCTGTGATTTAACCCATTGTAGATATTTATCATTTGTCCAGCGTAGTAGTTTTGGGTTCTTCATAAAGCTAGCTGGTGGCTCAGGATCTACGTGTAGTTTTAATATCTGTTTTATACCTTCAATATCACTGAACTCGTCGCTGAGGAATGATGAAGAAAGAGCGATAGGCCCTACTGATTTATCACCTAATGATTCTGGTACCGGGATAATCAACATACGACAATTAAACTTATGCAGCTCACTTACTCCTGGTCTAAATATCACGGCGCTAAGTTCAGGAACAGGGATCGGGGTTAATATCCATTGATGGCTCATGCTGCTTGCCCCACTACCATTAATTTGACGAGATCAGCACTTTTGCTTTCATAGAAATGAGGCTGGGTTTCTCTTGGATTATTAGGACTGGTGATATTTTTTCCGTAGATTAAGCCTTTAGTAGTGATTGACCAGAATTGCTTGGTTTTATCTGCTCCCTTAGTGCTTGGACGTGACTTTCTTTCCAGCAGACCTAACTCAGCTAAACGCTTAAAAGCTGCTTGAGCAGTTATATTAAGTCTATTTTTGCGAATAAATTCAGTTAATGAATGAGTAGATCTACTTGAACCATCTACGGCATCGCAGGGGGCATCAATCGCATAACTAGGGGATAAATTAGGTAACCCCGCCATTTGCTGTAACTTTTGATAGCCACCCAATTTTGATGAATTAGATAGATTAAGGGTTTTAGCCATTGATTCTAACAAGATAGTGCCAGCTTGAACCTTATCGGTTAGTTGAGCTTGATTTCTTCGCTGAACCACAGCATCAAATGTACGGATGACTTTAAGGCTAAATAAAGGGCTGATCCACATAGCGTATGCATAAACGATTTCACGTAGAACATACGTGCCTTGTTCGGTACCACCCTTAATTACCTCAACTGAAGCGATGCTCATATCTGAGCATCGGTCAATTTCCATACATAAATCTTTTGTTGTTTCAATTCTTAGGAAATTTGAAGGTTTATGTTTGTCCTCACCACCAGCTGCACGGTGTAAATCATTCAAACAAAAACGGCCGTTAAAATCTTGTCGTACACCAACACCATCAATGATTAACTGGTTCATATTACATCTCCACTTATTTACGCAACCGCATTTGCGCTTTTAGATACTGACAACTCGTTCATTCCATACTATTACTGCTGTAGGTTTATCATTTACCTCTGGACCCTTTTCACCACAGCTGTGGCACTGAATGTAAAACCATGTTCTATAACTGTGGCTCTCGATGGTTATGTTTTCACTTCCACAATGAGGACAAGGGTAAATTTCGGCTATTTTGCTTTTCATCCAACCTTCCCCTCATGCTGAAGCTTTTTATTTTCAATAAACATTAAATCTGTTCTGGCACTTCGCAATCTTGCTTTAGTGTTCTTTTCTTCCTTGAGTAACCCATCAACTGATTTGCGTAACTCATCACGCCTTTTCCCTAGATCTACAATTTCACGAATTACCGCTTCTGCGTCTTTTGCCCTTCTGAGTAGTAATTCAAACGGATCGATAACACAGTTACACTGCTCACACTCAACTAGTCGGTACTGTTCATCGATAACAATGGCGCCATGATGACAGCGGGTTTGCTCATAGTCCTTTTTTCCCTTAACTACTGCACTTGATTTAGGCTTACTATCATCAGAGAATTTGACTTTAATGATGTTGTCAGTCATAAAATCGCTCCTCCCCACATAGCTTGAGTAATTTAATGAAAACCTTACCCCTTGGGTGTAGTTTCCGTTTCTGGTACCTAATTTCAAAGAACGAAGCGTCAAAACCAAGGTCTAAGGCTTTAATCGTTTTGGAGGCAATAAAATCAGTTTGTCGTTCATAAGCTTCATTTAGCTTCAACAAAATTATTCCTTTCATGTGCGTACCTCCGATAAAAGTTTATTAAACTGTAATATCAATGGGTTGTGCGTTTTCATTAACTCTTTAACATCACACTTAACATATGGCTTTGTTTTTACTCTATATTTCTTACTTTTATTATCTTGTACGACTACTTTTTCGTAAGCGTTCTGCTGAAGTACATAAACAATAAAAGTTCCTTCCTTTCTGTCGGTTTTCACTACGGCGCCAGCTCTAAGTAAAAACGCTATCGTATGCTTTGTGTGATTATCAGATGATGCATATATACTTCTGATTTTCTTAGTTGTTATTTCATTACCCGCTTTAAACTCGCCCACAATTCTTAGATACAAAGGAGTCATGCCGCCTCCCCTAAAATTGCCTTGCCTACTTCCATTAGTCGCTTTTTAGATACGTACGTTGTCACTCTTTTTGGTTCAGTAAACGGGCGCCAAATGAGAAACATAGACCCCTTGCTATTCCCTCGTTTCTCTTTACCAGTACTTGGATCTACAAAATTAATTCGCCCATCAATTACTACTCGTATTTCATCTACGCTTTTTAATGCCAGTGAAAACCATGACGTTGATTTATCTTCTGGCACTAACATTACGATAGGTTGGTTTTGTTCAAGACATTGCTCTGCGGCTTTCTCAACCCAAGGCTTGATATTGCTGTATGGCGGGTTGCACCAAATTGCCCCTTTGCTAAACCAATCTTGTTTTAGTGCGTCTTGTTGTTGCGTGAAAAAATCGGCACATAATGCATTTTGCTTACTTGCTGCAACATCCAACCAAAAACCAAATTCAACGGTTGTAGCCTCAAACAACCACCTAGGAGTTTGATAACAGTCCTTATCCTCTGGCGCGGTATTACTTGAATAAACAGCCATTAGATAACACCTCGCTGCTGGTGGTGTTTGGCAAATTTACTGACAAACTCATAGCGTTGCTGAACATTGAAGCTGTCAATATGGTGATTTAAGTGCTTGAACTTTCGACACATGACTAAAAAATATCTATCTTTTTTCCAGTAGTCGCGTAACCCGCGTATAACCCACCAGCGGCGAATTTCTTTTAGCATTGAAATGATGCCCAACACGTCAACACCATAAATTTCTTTAGATTCACTACGCATCACGCTGTCACCTCTTTCGCTGCTTGCTCTGCTGCTTGCTGCCAAATTCCCTTCCATGCCGAACGCCCTGCAAATTCATTTAGGCGACCTAACCCACTTCTGCTAGCCATTTCTTTAGCAATTTCTTGGATCCTGTTAGCTGGCTTCCAACCTGTTGAGAATATTTGAGTAAATACAGTGTCGCGCTCAACCGTATCAATCGTGACAACCACCTCACCTTGTTTAACCCACTTTTTGTTGATGCAAACAGGACGGCCTTTGGCATGCCATTTTTGGGAAAGTTGGTGATAGCTTTCAAACTTTTCTTTTCCGAAAACAGTCATAGGTCTAAGGTTATGGGAAAATTCATCATCATTAAGCCATTTAGCCGTTAAGTAGTCAGCCACCTGATTAAGGTCTTCCGCTGTGTAGCCTTCCGACAATCGGTCGTTAATATAACCCATCGTTGTTTTCTTGTTTTGGTAGCTGGAATTAGTGATTTTATTGAAATGTTCTAAAACAACCTGCGCATGGTCGGGCTCAGCATGAGCCTGACAAGAAGAGTTACTCTCTGTTGTAATCTCTTGTGTATTCTCTGTAGTACTCTCTGTAAGATCAGGGCAATTTGACCCATTCGATGGGGTCATTTTGGTACTGTTCGAACGTTTCATTTTGCGCTTATCGATAAGGTCATTTTGACCTGCTCGAACACGCTCGGCTGAACTGTTCGATTGGGTCATTTTGACCTCATCGGATAACAACGCATGTTCATAATTTATAGAGTAATAATTTGTGCGGTCATGGGTGCGTTTATTGATTTGCTCAATATTTAATACACCCAATTTTTTTAAATTGTTAAATGCACGCTTAATTGTGGATTCGGAAAAATACGGGAATTGTTCACGCCATTCTTCAATAGTGTTATAAATCCAACGATGGCCTTCATGGTCAACACCTGACGAGGTTTCCGATAACCAGTATTGAACTTGCTGAAGCAATAAAGCTTCATTCAAGCCCAAGCGTACCGCCAGCTCAGGTATAACAATTTGTGGGCGTGTTTTAAGTAGTAACAGGCTGCTCATTCCATCACCCTTGTGAATTCGGCTTTAAATTTGTACAAAGGGGCGAAGCACTCATGTTCGTAATCGTCACGCAAGAATATGACCCACTGCTTTTCTCGGTCATAACGTATGACACGAACACGAATACCGCGCTTATCCAGATACACCCGATTAAGATTATTTGGATCTTCATTGGACATTGGCCTCACTCCCACTTAAAAAGTAAAAGCTGAACCATTGCTCTTCTAACTTCTTACGGTCGTCTACCAATTGTTGTTTAGTCTGGTAGTTGCCCGACTCGTCAGCTGAGGTTATGATCTCTACATATTGAATTGAGCCACTTTTGGAAGTTAACAAACACTTAAATTGCTTTCTTAGCTGCAACTGATTTAAACTGTTCATAGCGTTCATTACTCCACACTTTGTTTTGACGCTCGGCGCTCGGGACCGCATATCCTGAGCGCCACCCTTTCTTAGTGAAATCATTGTTTTTCAGCCCTATATACAGTTTTGAAAGATTCAACAAAGCCCGCCGTGTATGAAAATACTTTCCCTAGCTTCTTTTCCATTACCCTCATTTTTTCATCAGTAACGAAGCCATCAGTGATACACTTCTGCATCAATGCATATAATGATCCGTACATAGCATCCAAATTCATGCGAATTTCAAACAAGTCCACTTTGTCTAAACTTTCAGGTTCAACTTTTTGTGAAGCTACAATCTGATGGCGCCCCATGTGATATTCCACCAGCAATGAAGTTCCTGATAGTTGTTCCATTTTTTCAAGTTCACCATTTTCAAAAAAACGGCATCCATTTTTTTCGTATAATTTGTTGTTAAATGTGTTTTCTGACATACCTAATGCGCCAGCCATTCCTGCACGTCCGTTCGGATATCCTTTGCACATTCCTTTAACAACTTCTCTAAGTGTTTGATTGCACATATCTACAATTCCTTTTTTTTCTGGTAGTTAACTTAATTAATTGATTTTGATATTGTTTGACCTGTACCAATTAACTCATACAGATCAGGTCTTATTTCGTGCGGTAGTACTTGATTATTTGTTGCCTTTACAATTGACATAACTAATCTTGCATCAACACCGCCACCATGGAGCCAGCGCCATACAGTTGGTTGGCTAACTCCACATCGATCTGCAAGCTTTTTTTGGCCGCCTGCAATATCAATTGCTTTTTGTATGGCTTTATTTTTCATTTTTAACCTCTTCAGTATTGTTGTGAGATAAATAATAGCAATGAGTATTAAAATATACAATAGCAATGAGAATTTGATTTTTAATACTCATGACTATAAATTCGCATCTATGAAAACGACGCTATCAGAACGCCTTCAAGAGGCTATGAAATATAGAGGCAATATGACTCAAGGTGCTTTAGCTGAAGCATCAGGTGTTGCTCAACCTACGATTTGGCGATTAGTTAATGGGAAAGCTAAAGGATCAGTTAAATTAGTTGATATCGCCAATGCATTGGCCGTGAATATAGATTGGCTTGCAAACGGAATAGGGGAAATGGAAGGGCCTAATAAAGAACCAAAATTTAGGCTTGATAAATCACTCAACATTCCCGTGTGGAGCGAGTCAGGTGAAACAGAAGAGTTTGTAATATCGCCAATAGGCAAACCACTACCATCTTATCGAGCATACGTTTTAGACCGTAATACAGGTTGTGCTGAGGCTCCAAATGGAAGTATCGCTATTATTGATACTGAAATAACACCAGGAACGGGGGACCTAGTGATAGCTCAGGTAAATAACTCCATTTCTGTTTACAAATATTTAGATGGGGGTAGTCATGGTTTTCTTGCTGTTGATGATAACAGAGTCCCTCTCATTGATTTATCTTCCTCCCATCTTGTTGGAGTTGTAGTATTTTTGATTCGAGATTTTAGAAGGTAGCTTGTCTTATCCTGCTTACTGACAAGCACCTCTTTATATTTCCCTGTTCCACACCTCACCAAAACTATCACCATCGTCTCATTCCTCTCGAATATAACATCGTAGATTTTGGCTGTTACCTGTTTATTTATACAGTGCATTGCATTATACTTTATATTCCCTCCTAAAATTTGCAAGAAATATTCTCTAATTATTTCGATAGCATTGAGTATTAAATTTTCACATAAAAAATATATCAATAGTTATCAACAAGATAAAAAATAATATCAAAAAACAACAAAATACCCATTGCTATATTTTATACTCATTGCTATATTTTATACACGAAATCACTAATGAGTATTTACGCCATGCAAATAAAATCAAACGAACCAATTGTTACCTTTAGCGTGCCAATGTCGCAAGAAGACGCTCAGGCATGGATTCTAAAAAAAGCAGCTGAATTCAAAACACTTGAATCTCTTAAAGAAAAACAAGCTCAATTTGAACGAGACAAGATCGAACTGCAGCGAAAGATTGAAAAGCTCGATGATGAAATCTTCGACCAACAGGAACGCTGTAAAGTCACCATCAGCGCCTAACTCATGGGGTATTCAGGATGAAAGTCACTGTAATAGATGAGCAAAATACTGATATTCGCTGGGAGTTCAGGCAAGAACCAAAAAGCGGACGTATGGCAGTTAAATGGCTAAAGGACGGAACACAGGAACAAATTATTGCCGCCCTTCAGCAAGCATTAGAAGAAGCTAAACATCAATTTTTATTGATTGAATAAGTAAATCTATCGGAGTTAACACCATCAGGGACAGATATCACAATATTCCAATAACCTGATTCAGGTATAACGATTCTTACAGGGAAAACAGAGCTAAAGCCACCTATCCATTCGTGAGCTTCATCTTTGTTAAATAGTTCATAATTTTCATCATTCATCACCATGACATTGGTTTGATGGGAACATTGAACAGAAATGTTACAACCCGCATCAAGATACTCGCGGGTTCTAGAGTGAGCAGGCATATGTATTTCCTCTTGGTTTGTGGTGAACAGAGGATACCACAGCCGCCTGATGTGGCTAAACAACCAGGCACTAATTTTAATGTGGAGTAGTGGAGAGGGACGTATGCTTATTTTGACACGTAGAGTCGGGGAAACCCTAAAAATAGGTGATGAAATTGAAGTTTCTGTTCTAGGGGTTCGCGGTAATCAGGTCCGAATAGGTGTTGAAGCACCAAAGAATGTGGCTGTACACCGTGAGGAAATTTATAAACGTATTCAGGATGAAAAAAACGCCAGTGCTAGTAAGTAGTTATTGATGATTTTGGTGGCGATCTGAATCTTCCACACTACGAGGTTGATGATAATGTTCTATTCAGTAGCCACCCTTTTTTTACATCACACATAAGACCGATGATATTTAATCAGTCCATACTAGGTAATATGTTTGAATTATTATTAGCGGTCTTATTTGTGGAGTAATAACCTAATAATGAGGATCTACTCATGAGTGAAGATAGAAAAACAAATGTTCCAGATTTTCTTTCTGAATTAGATGCAGGCACATTTCAGAATAAAATTTCTGCAGCATTAAATCTTGTCGGCGGTGGTGTTAATAAAAATGGTGGCACGGGTGAAATTCAAATTGTTTTTAAAATTACTCAATTTGATGAAAATAGAGTGAAAGTTTCACATAAATTGAAGTTCGTCACACCAACTCGACGCGGTAAGCAATCAGAAGAAGATACAACAGAAACACCAATGTATGTAAATAAAGGTGGGAAACTTACTATTTTGCAAGAAGACCAAGGTCAATTATTTGCAATTAATGGTGCACCTGACGGCAAATTAAAACAAGTTAATTAATTTCTTTTTAATCTAAATATCAATCTTTAAAAATACTTTATTAAATAAGTAGGAGCCTTTATGTCTCAATTAAATGGTGATGCTATTTCTCAAATTACAGAACTAGCTATTTCAGGTGTTCGCTTAGGTGCTGTGGAAAGTATGCCTTGCCCTGCTGTTGCCAAACCTGATGGACTTGAAATTGTTAGTCTAGAGAGATATCAAGAAGGTCGTTATCGCTTCCGTGGTGCACTAAAAACCACCAGCATTAGCGACTTCGTAAAATATAGTGTTGGTTATGCTGATACTCCTGGTGTTCGTTGTTTTATCGATGCTGAAGATATGAGTGCAAAAACTATCTTTAACCTCGGTACTATTGCAGCTCCTGGTCACGCGGATAACTCAGCTGTAATTGGCCTGAAAAAAACATCCCCTTTTTCTGCTGTTCTATCAGTTAATGGCCGCAAGCAAGGACAAAAAGAGCTTGCCGAGTGGTTGGAAGATTGGCGCGAATTCTTATTAGCTTTCGATGCTGAAGGTAATGTTCTGGATATTAAGCAAGCTATTGGTGCTGTCCGTCGAATTACTATTGAATCAAGCCGTTCATCAGATCATGAAGATAGTGATTTTTCGGCAAACCGTTCTGTAATGGAAAGTGTTGAAGCAAAAAGCAAAGACATTATGCCAGCTGCTTTTGAGTTCAAATGTACTCCGTATGAAGAATTGCAAGAACGCGCAATTAAACTTCGCTATAGCATTTTAACTTCACACGATACGCCAGCATTGATTCTTCGTATTGTTCAACTTGAAAATTTAGAAGAGCAAATGGCACAGGAATTTCGTGATCTACTTGCTTCTAAATTTGAAGGCTCTCAGATCGAAACATTCATTGGGAATTTTTCAGCTTAATTAATTTATGCGCCACCAGTTTAGTGGCGCTATTTGTAGTGTGGAGATTTGAACATGTCATATATTTCAACTTTTACAGGAAAGCATTTTAACTTTATCAATATCAGTGCGGATGATATCGATATTAATGATATTGCTCAGGGTTTATCTAATGAATGTCGCTTTACCGGGCAAATTAGCCAATTCTATTCTGTTGCTCAACATTCCGTTTATGTGAGTCAAATTGTACCGCCTGAATATGCGCTGGAAGCATTACTGCATGATGCATCGGAAGCCTATTGCAAAGACTTGCCTAGCCCATTAAAAGCGCTGTTACCAGAATACAAGGAAATTGAGCGCAGAGTACAACTGATAATAACTGACAAATGGAACTTACCAGCCAATTTAAGTGATGTTGTGCATTATGCTGATTTAACAATGTTAGCAACAGAACGTCGAGATTTAGAAGTTGACGGTGATAACTACTGGCCAATTTTAGACGGTATTCCGGCAACTGATTTAATTACAGTTAGCCCATTGTCACCTATACAAGCAAGAGCAATGTTTATTTATCGCTATAACCAGCTAACAGGAACGATACCTAAATTCGATGCAGATATAAGATTAAGCACAATCCGTGGTGAATGCGCTTGGGGTGACATTTATTCAGATAAGAAAAAACGCTTTCAAGATGGTGATCCTATTCAAACATCACGAGTTATCAATATCGATACTTATCTGGCAGATGGTTATATACAAACAGTTAATTCAGTTTACAGAATTATTGTGTAGGGGGTGCATATGTCTATTAAACCTGAATTAGTAGAACGCGATGAAAATGGCTATTGGGTTCATTCTCGAATTCCCGTAAGTGAAGATGTTGAATATTTAAAGCAATGGTTTGATAACAACTGCCTTGAAATCTGTAATGTCTATATGGATGGCGATATTGATGAAAACCACCCAACATTCAAACGCTATTTTGAAGATGGCCAGTCTGATATTTCAGGGTGGGTACCTAGCAAACCTCAAGGTGATGGCTGGTTTATTGGTGGTATTTCTGAATCAGAAGATGGTCCCGTTTGTTCATGGTTAAGACCAGATGTGGCAAAACTAAAGGCAAAATTCCTCAGAGCACATAAAGAAGCTGAAAAAGCTGCATTTGAATATTTCTGCGCCTGTGATGTTGGCGAGGAACGGATTCAAGCTAGTGAGGTTTATGAACGCATTAGAACTGCTACACGTATAGGTAGCTGACATGAAAGAGCGCGGAATTATTTTTAACTCAGAAATGGTGCGCGCCATCCTTGATGGCCGTAAAACTCAAACTCGTAGAATTATTAATCCACAACCAGAGCTAACGCAAAAATCAGGCTTTAAGTGGAAAGGCGGTCTTTTTGGTGCCGGTAGTGATGACAGGGAAACTAACCGTAATTTTGCACACAAAAACTGCCCTCTTGGTAAAATTGGCGATCGCCTTTGGGTTCGTGAAACCTATTCATTGCTTGGTAATGAGGATGCCTGCCCTATCGATTGGAATGACAATATCGTTAATGACAAAACTGAAGCAGCGCGAATTTACCGAGCTAGTTGTGTGCAGAAGTCTGGTGACTACGGTTTATGGTCAATTCCAGATGAAGCCGACTGGAAACCTCATACAGAGGAAATGAAATTTGAAGGCTCGTGGACTCCGTCCATTCACATGCCTCGCTGGGCTTCACGTATCACGCTAGAAATCACTGATGTGCGAGTTGAACGCCTAAATAATATTAGTCCTCGTGACGTTGTTGCTGAGGGTTTAATTAAATTACCCGTAACAGGCCGTTATGTTCGATTTCAAGGAGCTCAGCATTTTGGCTTGGCATACGATAGTCATAAAGATGCATTTGCAGATTTATGGGATGAAGTAAGCAAACCTGATTGTAATTATGACAGTAACCCGTGGGTGTGGGTTATTGAGTTTAAGCGAGTGTGATTATGAATAAAATCAAACACCCTGTTATTCGCTACCACGGTGGAAAATGGAGATTGTCTCCATGGATAACAAGCCATTTTCCAGATCATCGTTGTTATGTTGAGCCTTTCGGGGGTGCTGCATCGGTTCTTTTGCGTAAACCTCGCTCGGAAGCTGAAGTTTATAACGATTTAGATGATGAAATAGTGAATCTGTTTCGCGTTCTGCGTGATAAAGATCAGGCTGAAAAACTTATCGATGCTTGCTTATTAACACCCTATTCACGTACTGAGTTTAATTGTGCTTATGATGTTTCAGATTGCACCATTGAACGAGCGCGTAAAACAATTGTGCGTGCAACTATGGGCTTTGGTAGTGCAGGTGCAACGAAAGGTAAAACGGGGTTTAGGTTAGATACTAAACGTAATTCAGCGACAGCACAAAAGATATGGACGCGAGCACCAGAAAACCTACTCGCTGTAGTGGACAGATTACAAGGGGTATTAATTGAAAATCGTGACGCTGTTCAGTGCATGAAAGACCATGATACTACCAGCACATTACATTTTATTGATCCACCCTATCTACATGAAACAAGGAGTATGAGAAGCGAAACATATCGGCACGAAATGGATGAATGGGGCCACCAGCAATTAATTACTGTCGCTGGCCAGCTTTCAGGAAAAGTTATTATTTGTGGTTATGACAACGATCTATATAACAGCCAACTCTCGAGCTGGCGAAAAGAAATAAAAACAACGGCAGCAAACGGTCACGCGGGATCAGTAAAGCGCACCGAATGCCTGTGGCTAAATTTTTAAGGTGAAATTTAATGAAATATAAACACTTAATGGTAGATCTAGAAACTATGAGCAATAAAGGTAATGCCGCTATTGTTTCTATTGGTGCAGTCGCTTTTGAACCTTCAATTGGTGAGATTGGGCCTACATTTTACCTAATTGTCGATTTAAGAAGTTGTGAACGTGCGGGCCTTCATATCGATGCCGATACCGTCCTTTGGTGGATGAGACAAAGCAATGAGGCTAGAGCGGAAATTGTTGGTCTTAATTATGAGTTAGAAGAAGCACTAGCCGACCTAAATCTTTTTGCCGAGAGAGTTCTGACTGATGATGTTCAGGTGTGGGGTAATGGCGTTGATTTTGACAATGTTATTTTGCGTAACGCATATGATGCAGTCGGTTTAGATCCATTCTGGAAACATTGGAACAATCGCTGTGTTAGAACGATTGTAGAGCTAGGCCGTAATGCTGGTATTGATCCAAAGAAAACACTCCAGTTCGAAGGTGAACAACACAATGCGTTAGCTGATGCAATCCATCAGGCTAAGTATGTGTCTATTATCCACCAGCATTTAATTAAACCAGTTAACGACGATATTTAATTTTTAAATCTGTATGCGGCAGATATGTGGAGATAAATATGAACACAGTGTTTTTATTAATGGCTGAATGTGGAACATCTCAGATACCACTAGCGATAGTCGCTGAAAAATATTTAAATTTGACACCAGCATATGCAGATAAAAAAGCAGCTTTAGGTGAATTACCATTTTTAACATACAGGGATGAAAACAGCCAGAAATCACCAAGGATGGTTCATATCAGTGACTTAGCTGAATGGATTGATAAAAGAAGAAACGAAGCTAAAAAGGAATTTGATAAGATTCATTCATAG